GCACCTCCTCGGGATGATCTACACGCTCGACGAGGGCGACGACTGGCGCGACGAGCGCCTCTGGATCAAGGCGAACCCGCTGATCGGCGTGACGCCGACGCTCGACTACATGCGGCGGTATTGTCTCGACGCGCAACAGACGCCCGGCCTCGAGGGCGAATTCAAAGTGAAATGCTGCTCGATGTGGGCGACGGCGGGCGCGGCCTGGCTGAGTATGTCGCATTGGGAGGCCTGCACGGATCGCGCGCTGCGCCTCGAGCAGTTTGTCGGGCGCCCGTGCTGGATCGGCGCCGACCTGGCGCAACTCGACGACCTGGCCGCCGTCGCGTACGTGTTCGAGGACGAGGATCGCCTCGTCGCCTTTGTGACGTGTTACCTCCCGGCCGACGTCGTGCTCGAGCGGGCGCGGGCCGTGCCCGAGTATCGCCTCTGGAATGAGCGCGGCGAGCTCGTGCTCACCTCGGGCACGATGATCGATTTCGCGCGGATCGAGGCCGACATTCGCCTCGCCTGTACGCGCTTCGCCGTGCGCGATATCTGTTTCGATCAGTTTGGCTCGGTGCAAATGATGGGATCGTTGTTCAACTCGGGCTATCCGGCGCGCTCGGAGCAGAAGAACCCGAAGTCGACGACGCCGCCGGCGCGCGAGCTCGAGGCCCGCGTCAAGCATGGGCGGTTTCGGCACGATGGGAACACCTGTCTCAAATGGCAGGCCTCGAACGCCGTCGTACGCCGCGGCACGGACGATACGATCCTCCCGCAGAAAGAGCGCGTCGACTCGCCGAACAAGATCGACGCAATCGACGCGCTCACGCTCGCGATCGGCGGCTACCTGCGCGCGCAAGAGGCGACGCCGAAATACAACATGCTGGTGATGGGGTGACGTCATGACGATCCCGAGTCCGCGAACGATCGCCGTCCTGATCGCCGCCTGCCGAGCGGCGATCGCGTATGACGAGGCGATCGCGCGTCACGGCCTGGTCGACGATTGCAAGCCGCTCGCGGGCCAGTTCGGCGCCGTCACGCAGGGCGACGACCTGGACGCGCTCTATATGGATTGGATGACGAAGGCGCGCGCGGCGCTCGCGCTACTCGAGGGCGAGTGAAGGCCCGCGGGCGCCCGCGGATCGACGCCGGCGACTCGTCGCAAGTGATCACCGTCCGATTGACGACGAAACAATACGATCGCTTGTGCGCGGAGGCGCGCCGCGGCGATCTCAGCGTCCCGGCCGTGATCCGCAAGGCCCTCGAGCGCGACCTCGAGCGGCGCCGGCGCGAATAAAGTACTTAAAAATCGACACGGCGCCCGGCCGGCCGCAAGCTCGACGGCCAACAATGGATCGGGCGTACGCGCTGCTCGAGATCAAGGCCGTCGACGCCGAGCGGCGCCGGTTTTCTGGTATCGCCTCGACGCCCGAGCTCGATCGCCAGGGCGATAGCATCGATCCCGCCGGCGCCACCTTTCGCGCCGAAATTCCGCTCCTGTTTCACCACGATCAAAAGCAACCCGTCGGCACGGCGCGCCTAAGCCTGTTACCGGACGGCCGGATCGGGTTTGACGCCGAGATCGCGACCGTCGACGAGCCCGGCGTCCTCAAGAATCGCGTCGATGAGGCCTGGCAGTCCGTCAAGGCGGGCCTAATGCGCGGCGTCTCGATCGGGTTTCAGGCCGCGAAGGACGGGATCGAGCGCCTCGCGAGCGGCGCCCGCAAGCTCACCAAAACCGAAATTTGCGAGCTCTCGCTCGTGACGATCCCGGCGAACCGAAACGCCACAATTTTAACCGTCAAATCGTTAGCGGCGCCTGCGCGCCCGAGGTCTGCTATGAAAACGACAACCGGCGAACACGTCACGAACCTCGAGCACAAGCGCGCCGCGCACGTCGGACGCATGACCGAGATCATGGAAACCGCCGCGGCCGACGCCGCGACGCTCACCGACGAGGCCGCGACCGAACACGACGAGCTCGGCCTCCAGGTGAAACAGATCGACGCGGATCTCGTGCGCTGGCGCGAGCTCGACAAGATGCAAGTCGCCGCGGCCGTGCCCGTGCCCGAGACGCCGAAGGGCGGCGGCCTGTTTATCGCCAACCCGCGCCCGGTGATTTCAGTCAAGGCGAACGTCGAGCCCGGGACCGGATTCATCCGGTACTGCCAGGCGCTCGCGGCCTCGAGGGGCAACGCGATGCAGGCCGTCGAGTACGCCAAACGCTGGCACGACTCGACGCCCGAGGTCGAGCTCGTGCTCAAGGCGGCCGTCGCCGCCGGCACGACGACCGACGCGACCTGGGCCGGGCCGCTCGCGCCGATCAAGCCGCTCACCGACGAATTCATCGCCTACCTGCGACCGGCCACGATCCTCGGCAAGATTCCGACGTTTCTCAAAGTGCCGTTCAACGTCTCGATCGCGGCGCAGACCGGCGGCGGGACGTACGGCTGGGTCGGCCAGGGCGCGCCGAAACCCGTCGGGAAACTCGCCTTTGCGACCGTGACCCTCGGGATCACCAAGTGCGCCGGGATCATCGTGATCACCGAGGAGCTCGCGCGCAATTCGTCGCCCGACGCGGAATCGGTGATCCGGCGCGATATGGTCGCCGGGATCGCGCAATTCCTCGATCAGCAATTCATTGACCCGGCCGCCGCGGCCGTCGCCGGCGTCGCGCCGGGCTCGGTGACGAACGGCGTCACGCCGATCACGACCGCCGGCTCGACGCCCGCGAACGCGCGCACCGACATTCAGGCGATGGCGAACGCCATGACGGCGCTCAACATCTCGACGGCCGGCGCCTATCTGATCCTCTCGGAATCGAACGCGCTGGCGCTGACGAACGCGCTCAACCCGCTCGGTCAGCAACTATTCCCGGGCATGGGCCAGCAAGGCGGCACGATCATGGGCTACCAGGCCGTCGCCTCACAGGCCGCCGGCACGACGGTTGCGCTGATCAAACCGGATCAAATCCTCTACGCCGACGACGGCGGCGTGACGATCGACGTCTCGCGCGAGGCCTCGCTCCAAATGGACTCGGCGCCGATGGCCGTGCCCGATGCGACGGTTGTCCTGACGAGCCTCTGGCAAATGAATTATGTCGGGTTGAGAGCCGAGAGATTTGTCAATTGGAAAAAAGCGCGGACGGGCGTCGTGCAGTACACCGTCGCGACGTATGCCGCCTAAACGTATGACCGTCCTGCGGGACGGGTATTTCGACGGCGCGTACCGGCGGCCGGGCGATGTGATCGAGGTCGAGGAGGCCTGGATCGAGTCGCTCGAGCAGGCGCGGTTTGCAGAGGGGGAATCATGGCCGGCGACTCGCTCGACGTCACCGCTCGGATCTATCACACCGAAAACGGCGTCGCTCACGACGAAGGCGAAACCTACGCCGTAACCGATCGCGTCCTCGCCGAAACGCTCCGCGGGATCGGGTTCGTCTCGATCGAGGGCTGGACGGACGCGCCGCCGCCTGAGTCCCTACCGGCGACCGGCGCGACCGCCGGGACGCCCGGCACGTTTACGCCGGCGGGGTGCGTGATCCCGGCGACGCTCGCCGCCATGACGGGCCTGGCGGCGACGCCCGCGACGGCCTGGACGACTGGCGAGTCCGTCGTCCTCGGCGACGCGAGCGAGGCCTCCTGGGACGGGACCGCCTGGATCGCGGGGCCGGCCGCCTAGGCTATGGGAATCCTCGACGCGATGCGCGCGCGCCTCTCGCGGTCGAGTGCGGCCGCGACGCCGGCGGCGAGCGCCGGATCGGGCGCCTGGTACCCGATCGTCCACGAGCCGTATCCGGGCGCCTGGCAGAACAACGACGCGCTCGTCCTCGACACGCCGCTCAGCAATCCGACGGTGTTTCGGTGCATCTCCCTCATTAGTGGCGATATCGCGAAAACGCCGCTCAACCTCGTCGCGCTCGACGACGACGGGATCTGGACCGAGACGACGTCGCCGGCCTTTTCGCCCGTCCTCACCAAACCGAACCGCTACCAGACGATCGGGCAATTTCTCGAGCAGTGGACGATCTCGAAATTGCTCTATGGGAACACCTATGTCCTGAAGGATCGGGATCTGCGCGGCGTCGTCGTCGCGTTGTACGTGCTCGATCCGCGCATGGTCAAGCCGCTCGTCGCGCCCGACGGCGCCGTGTTCTATCAACTCTCGCCGAACCTCCTGGCCGGCCTGCCGAACGGCGAGCTCGGCGTCCCGGCGCGGGAGATGATCCACGATCGCTGGAATTGCGCCTATCACCCGCTGGTCGGGATCTCGCCGCTCTATGCCTGCGGCGCGCAGGCGAACCTCGCGAACCTGATCGGCAACTCACAGAT